TAAGTATTTACCATACTTAATAGTAATCCAATCATACCATAATAATGACCTTTGCTCCAATCTTTACCATCACATTGTATAAATAGCATTAATACTAATACTCCTAATGAAAAAAATAATTTTGTTTGTAAAATAAATTTACTATTTTGTATATCACATTTATTTGTATAGATTAAATAAGTAGAATGTGTAGAATAGATACAAAATAAACCAAAGATACGAACCATATGTATATGAACATTATCTGGCTTAACATTTGTCATTAAATGTAAAGCGAGTTCTGGAAATAGTAAAAAGCCAAAACCAAAGATACTCCAGGATAATATATCTATAATTAAAGTTTTTCTTAATAAAACTTCATTTTTAATAAGATTGGAATTAGTCATAGTAATTAATAAAATAAAACTTATTTACAATATTATTTATTAAATAGTAAGAATAAAATAATTATGATAAATTAAAAATAAAAATAAAATAAAAAATAAAACTAAACACTAACTTTATATACCAGGTTTCATATAGTCTATTTCATCGTATTTAACATTTAATTCATTTTCTTTAAATAATGTTTTTACAAAATCAAAAAGTCTCTTACCGCTGTTATATTTACCATAATTTTTTATAAACCATTCACGGGGAGTATATTCATTATTATTTAATTTTTTCATAAATTTATCTAAAACTGGTTCAAATTCAGTGTCAATTGTATCGGGGTCAAAGAATTCACCAGTTTGTTCTGAAACATATTGCCATCCACCTAATATTTTTTTATTCATCAATACAGGAAGATTAAAGCACATTGCTTCACTAACGGTTCTGGGAGAGGCATCGGCTTCACTACAGGTTAAAATAAATTTACACTTATTAAAACTGGTTATAAATTTACTATAATCCATAAAATCGGTTTGTTCCATTAATTGATGACAGGTAGGAGGAATTTCACAACCAATACGTCCAACTAAAAGACCTTTCAATTTATATTTTTTACACATTACATCAATTAATTTCTTTGCTATGTCAAATCTGCGTATTTGTGATTGCCAACCAGCGGGACAATCTTTATCACCTTCTTTTTTATCACCATCTTTTAAACAAATGTAAATAAAATCGTATTCTTTTTTAACATTAGGGTCAGGTAAATGCTGTTCGTAATTTGCAAAATCACTTTCGGCTAATTGAACACGCGGAAATCCATTTTTCATCCATTTTTTATTATTTTCTTCTGTAAAAACAGAACACCAACCTTTGGTTAAATCAAAATAATCATAGGTATAACATTTATGTTTAGGGTCATGAAGTGCGTCGTGTATATTACTAATGGGACCAGGAAATTCACTATAACTACTTAAACCAATAAAATGATAACCTTTCTTTTTATAGTCATTATAATTTGTTTCACAATCATCTCTAGAAAAACTATGGGTTATAAAAATGATATTAGTTTTAACTTCACTGCCATCTTTTTTTACTGCTTGTAAATTTAAGAATGGTCGCTTAACAGTTTCAACTTCTACACTACCATTAATAATAGTATTAGAAAATAGAGTTGTAATACTTTGATTATTTATAATATAACTATAAAAACAATATAAAGTTATAATACTTAAAATACATAAAATTGTGTATACAATATAATTTTTATTTTTATAAGTATTAATATTTATAGGTAAAATAGTATTTATTGATTTTTTTAATTCTTTAAGTGAAATTAAATTTACCATTTTAATAATTTAATATTATTTTTTATTTATTGCCTTATAAAATTTAATAATTATTTATGTTTTTTAATATTTATTTAGAAAATAATTAATAATTATTAATAATTGATAATTATTAATAATTATTAATAATAAAAATAATAATATAAAAGAATACTATACTAAATAAAGGTAGAGTTATTAACGACTAGTTTAATAAATGATAAATATAAAATATATATAAAAATAAATATATAGTATGAGTATTAATGATATTATAAATAGCGATAATAACATCAATAATAATAACACTAAGACTATAAACAATATAACTAATTCAAATAATGAAAAAGTAAATATTTCAATTAAATCTTGTAAAAATATTACATCTAAACAAGCATTACTTATCATACCAATAACACAGTATTTTTCTAACAAATATATTTTAAATAAATTAATAACTGTTCTTAAAGGAGAATCAATTTCATTAAGGTTAATAGATTGGTTTGTTACAAACTATTGTAAAAAATTTAATGTAATGTATAATTTAAATGAATTTGTAGATACGGATGAGGAAAAAGAACTACTAAAAAAAACTGTATCTTCTTTTGATAATTATATTTTGGTGCATAATAATTATAAAGGACAATTAAAAGCCTATAGTAAAAAGAATTTTGACCCTTTTTGTAGGCGCAATCGTATTCGGTTTTATTATGATGATAATAAGTATTTTATTACAACAGTAGGTCAATTAAATTTTTTTAAGTGGTCTATAGAAAATAATATTATAAATTATATAAAAAAAAATATAAAAGATGTAGAAAATGATATGAATTTAAGATGTGAGATTGTTAAAAAGATTTCAAAGAAAAAGCAAGATACAATTATAAATTTAAATAATACCAACACAATTGTTAATGAAACTATTTCTAAAATAAAAAAAGGCACAGTAACTAGAAAAAAACGCAAAGAAATATCTGCTCCATCTTCAAAATCATTATCAATACATAATTTACCAATGACAATTAATTTTGATTAAGGTGTCATTGCTTGGTATGTATCAACTTTACAGTTAGGATTGAAAATAACTGCTCTAGATTCAGGTATTGAAATACCTTCAATATCACCAGAACCTTCTAAATGAAATCCTGGTTCCTTAATTGTAGCAAGATTACAATTATCATCATTTAAAAATCCACCTTTTTGTTTCAAATGTTTTTTAGATTTAGAGTTAAATTTAGATTTGTAATTAGACTTGGATTTGGATTTATTTTTGTTAATTTTTAATTTACGTGTAGAATTACAATTACTCCCTCCACTCATAGATTTCCAACTTCCCATAGATTTAAATTTACCTCCACGCATAGATTTTTTGGTTTTTTTATATGAGGATTTAGATTTAGATTTAGATTTAGATTTAGATTTAGATTTAGATTTAGATTTGGATTTAGATTTAGAAAGTGTTTTTAATACTTTTTTTAAAGTAGTTTTCTTCGTTTTAAAGTTTTTAACAGCCATAGTAAATAATTATAATTATTCTATATTATTATTAATATATATAATTATTTTTTATAAATTATAATTATTTTTTATAAATTATAATAATTTTTTATGAATTATAATTATTTTTTTATAATTGGAGAATAAATAATAGTTATAATTTTATAAAAAAAAGTTTCAACAACAATAACATCTTTATTACAATAAATTATATCTTGAATTAATCTATTTAATTCTTCTATAATTTGACTTTTAATAGTAAAATGTAATTTAGTATTACATAATTGATTAATTACTTCTTTTACAAATACAATTAAATCAATATTTAAAGAAACTAATGTATATAAAAATTTGCGTATATCCAAGGCTGAATTAACTGTAGATAATATTAATTTTGTTTTAATAAATTTTTTTACGATTAATGATAATAATGATAGTGTATTTTGTTTATCTTTTAAAAAATCAATACCATTAACATCAATATTATATTTAATTTGTGCTATAGTTGTTCCAATATTATAATTATTTGAAGTATAAATAGAATAAAATTGTTTAAGTATTGTATTAGTTAATATAATTTGTGAATTTTCTTTATCGTAAAATGATTTTTTAAAATTAGTTTTGAATAGTTTACAAAATGACACTTCATTTAATGGTTTAAATTCAATAGGAGAACAAGATGTGCTTATTTTATTATCAATTTGTGTTAATGTATTAGATGTAAAAATATAAGAACTATGTAATGATATTTTATCAATCATAAAACTAATATAGCGTTGTGCTTCTTTATTACATACTTGAATGTTAGAAAGAATTATAATTTTTTTTTCATTTTCATCAAAATTTTTGGATTTAGATAATTTATATAAGAATTCTAAGTTTTCTAAAATATCAGTATTATTATGTAAAACCTTAAGATTTAAAAAAAATATATTTTCATAAAAAAGTAATTTTGGATAGTCATTGTCAAATAGTTTAAAATAATTAATATTATTTAATTTATCTTCATTGTTAAATGTTGGTAAATAACAAGGTATATTAACTAATAAATTAATAATACACGTTAGTTTCCCAATACCTTTTTTACCATAAATAAGTAATGGTATATCACAGTTTGTATTATAAAATGATTTTAGTTTATGAATAGTGTCTTCATTTGTAAAAAGTGCTTTTTCTGGTATATGTTTATGTTTTAAATAATCAGTATTACTAAATTTATTGAGTTGATATTCTATATTATGTGTTATTTCTACATTTACATCATCATTAGTGTTATTATTACTATTACTATTACTAGAGTATTCTTTGGTATCATTTAAAAAATGGTCCATTTCATAATAAAAATTAAAAATTATTTATTAATATAGTAAAAAAATATATTTTTATATTATGTAAAATAGAAGTAGTTAATTAATAATTGTTTTAATTTGTTTAATCCAATCTTTCATATTACAATGTTTTAAAATCCATTCTCTTCCTTTTTTACCAATTTCTTCTTTATTGGTCCAAGCATACTTTATTTTTTCTTCAACATAAGTTAAGTCATTATTTCTTTCCCAATCAAGTTTAACAAAACAATCTTCAGGTATATCTTTATAAAATAAACCTACATTCGAAGAAATAACAGGAATACCACATATAAGAGCATCTAAAGTAGCATAAGAATTACCTTCACATAAAGAAAGTTGTAAGAATAAGTCGCTTTCTAAATAATTTGTTTGTTTTCTTTTTATCCAAGAATCTATATCATTCATATTTAAAGGATATGAATTTAATTGTCTAAATTCATAATCATTAATATTATGTTTCAATTGTTGTATAATAAGTGAGCCTTTATTGACATCTTTCCAATTACCTAAAATAATAGGTTTTTTATTCCAACTTGTTTTATATCTAGTTTCATCAAATTCTGTTGTATGTAAAAGTTTAGTATTTTTAAATTTAGTATAAGTATCTTTATAATAGTGAGTAAACTCATCAGTGCAAAATTGTGAAATGCTAATTATACTAGTAGTTTCAGGTTTTCTATAATAAAGCATTTTTTCTTGTCCTGAACAACAAAGATTTTTCCAATAAGCATTCCAACCAGGTTCTCTTTCAGCGTGTGTTTGTGCCACACCGTGATGAACTAAATAGGTTTTATATTTATTAGGTATATCACATACTAAATGATTATCTGTTATAACTATAGGATTTTTAACACTATATAAATATTCTAACATTTGAGTTTTTTGTTCGGGACCTTTAAAAAATATGCGATTAGGAAATGCTAATTTTATATGCGAATCATATCTAGCAACACCTCCAAAATCCCCAATATCATAACTTCCACAACAATAATGAACTATCGTTTGAACTTCATTACTGTCCTTACTCTCCTTACTCTCCTTACTCTCCTTACTCTCCTTACTCTCCTTACTCTCATTTTTATAATTATCTTTAAAATAAGTATATAATTCAATACATTTTTTTCTCATTTCAAGTTTTTTAGTTTCATTAAGTGTTGATAATAAATCAGGAAGAGTATTTAAATCTTTTTCTTTTATTCTAATAATAGCATCTTCCCATAAGTTATGAGTTGGTAATTCTAAAGTATCTGCTAGAACAATTGGTATAGTTCCAATGGCTAAACATTCCCATAAACGAATACTATTTGGTCCAGAACCAGAAGGACATAAACTAAATTCCGAGTCTAATAATAATTGATTATACTCATTTGTATTATTAATATGGTGTTGTGTTTCATTTAATTCTTTATCATTATTTTGTTTTGTAGTATATACTATGTTATTATAATGCCACAATCCAATATTTTTAATATAACAATTTTCAGGATGTTTCATTTTAAAAATTTGGTCTCTTATATCTGTTAAATAACATTGTTTATCATAAGCACCCTGAAAACTATATAAAAATTTGCGTTTAATTGTAAGAAAATCAATCGTTTGAAATAATTGATTACGATGAGAGTCTTCTATATTAGCAGCATAAAGAGGACAGGGTTTAATATTAATTTCATTAATATAATTTTCATTTATTACTTTATGAGGACTATAAACAGTTTTAATATTCAATAGTTTAAATAAAACAAGTAATTGTCTAAAATGAATATGCTGGCAACAAGTATAATATTCTTTTTTGTTTTTATTATTATTATTATTAAAAATATGAATTAAATAAGGTTTTAATAAGTTTAATATAATATTTAAATTATAGCGTTTATCAATTATTGTAGCCCAAGGTAATCCAATATAGTTTTCATTATTTTTATTTTGTTTATAAAATGTTTCTTCTGTAATAACTGGGTATTGCCAGAATAATTTAAATTTTGTTATTATTTCATCAGTAGGTAAAGCCATTTTAGAATATTATATATTAATAATTATAAATTATTAATAATTATAAATTATTATTTAAATAATAATTATTTTTAAATAATAATTATTTTTAAATAATAATTATTTTTAAATAATAATAATTTATATTATAAGATATAAAATAAAAAGTTAAATTATATTAAACTACAAATTTTACAAAAAAAAATCTGTTATAAAAGTAAAAACAATATTTTTTTTAATAAATTTAAAATTATATAAATATTAAAATGTCAAAAATTACAATAGATAAACAATTAGAAGAATATAAAATAAATATTTTTAAATTAAATTATATAAATGTAATTTTCTTATCCATTGCTGTCATTGTATGTTCAGCAGGATTATTATTGAATAATGTGGATTATGTATTAGCAAGTTCAATTATATCAGTTATAATTAATCCAATGATTGCCATTAGTTTTTTAATAGCAACGAATAAGTTTGAAAAATTACCAACGGTATTAATACAAGCATTAATAATAATATCAATTACATTATTAGTTTCATTTATAATAGGATATGTTAATGCTGAATATGCTTATGTATCAGAACCTACAGAACAAATGGAAATGCGAAATAATTTTAAAAAAAATTTTTTTAGTATAGAATTTTTTATAGCAATTATATCAGGGTTTGGTATGTATTTTGCTATTATGGAATCAAATATGATGACAATATTAGGATTTATTATTGTATTTGCTATTCTCCCACCTATTTCTAATACTGGCTTAAATTACGGAATGTATTTTAATGGTAATCCCGAGATGAAAGATAGTGAACATTATTTAACCTATGGTAATAATAGTTTTATATTATGTATGATTAATTTATTAGGTATTATAATAGGTATTGCTTCTGGACGCTATGTTTATAGAAATTTCATTCATTAGTATTGTGCTAATATAAATTTTATTCTTTTATCTTCAATTATTTTCATCTTTAGTTTCATTATCTATTGTATTTAATTTATATTGAACAACTTGATACCATATTAAAAGACCAAAGCCAACTTTAGCAATAATATCAAGAATATTATAACTAATATTTTTACTATTATTATCAAAAAAATAAACTATACCATACATACTCCAGATGATACTAAATGCGATAAATACATTTATATTACTAGAATGACAATAATTAGTCCAAATGAGATATAACATTATAATAAAAGGTATAAATCCTAAACAATTAGCAAGAATATAATTTATTAATTTAGTTTCTCCCATATATCCAAAGACTAACATTAAAAAGTTTAATAACATAATAATTATTATTTTTTTATCTTTTAAAATTATATTAAATGTATCGTCTTCTGTTTCTGGCGTTTGTTTATTTTCATCTTTATTTTTAAGATAAGATAAATATATAATTAATGATAATAATAATAAAGGTGTTGTAGCAAACCAATCTAGATATCTGTAAAATGTTAAATCAAAATTTTGATTTGTAGCATAGGATTGTGTTAAAAAAGCATAGGCAATACTAGCAATTATAGTAACACACGTTTCAATACTTAAAATATATTTTAAAGGTAATATTTCTTTTGTAAATGTATTTAATGATTCAAAACCAGTTAAAATACTTGAACCAATAAGTAATATATAGGCTAAATTAAATGTTAATTTTTGTAAATGCATTTTTATATTATTATTATTATTATTATTATTATATGAAAATATTTTTATTTATATGAGAAATAGTTTTTTTTACTTTTTTATTTAATTTTTTAAAATATTAGTTACAATTATATAAAATGGAAATATAAGGAAAAAACGAAAAAAATTGAATATTTATTTTAAACTAATAAATAGTATAATAGTGAACACGAAATATAAAATAATGTCACAAAAAACTTTATCCCCCTCACCCTCACCCTCCCCCTCCTCGGGGAAACGCGTTGCTAATGTACGGAAATCCTATGCGCTCTTGTGTCGTACGGGTGCACGTCAATTTAGGAGGCTCAAAAGCGCACTGGTTGATTGTATCGAGCACGGAGGCAACTTGCAGTTGCTCGAACTATTGATTTCACAACTGTCAGAAGACAAGATCGAGCCGCTTCCGACGAATGCTTTGAAACGTGCTCTGGATGGTTGTATCAAGCACGGAGGCAACTTGCAGTTGATCGCACTATTGCTTTCAAAAATGTCAACGGATAAGATCGAGCCTGATCTGACGAATGCTTTGAAACGTGCTATGGATGGTTGTATCAAGCACGGAGGCAACTTGCAGTTGATCGCACTATTGCTTTCAAAAATGTCAACGGATAAGATCGAGCCGGATCTGACGAATGCTTTGACACGTGCTAAGGAT